GAAGAAGGTGTTAACCCATCTTTTATAGGTACTAGGACTGTACCAACTATATTAATAGCTTCTAATAATTCTACATCTCCTGCATCTTTTACAATATTTGCACCAACAGGAAAGCAAGGTAAAGTTCCTTTTATTAATAGTGCTTCAGAAATTGCTTCAAGTTCATTTTCTACAATTTCAACAAGCATAACATTAGGTGGAATTAATGTTGATATAAAAAGAATTGATTGCACAAAATACGGAACAGGAAGAAGAATTATTTTTATTAATAAGTTCGGAGCGCAGCAAGATTTATGGTTTTTCTTAAAAGAAGTTAAATCATTAGGTAGAACAAACGAAGGTTTTAAATCTAATACCATTACATATCCCACAAATAATAATGCAACTTACTCTATTGAAAATGCACCAAACAAAGTATTTAACACACAGGCAAAACAATCTCACGTATTAAGTTCAGGGTATTATCCTGAGTTTTCAAATGAATTCTTTGAGCAGTTACTATTATCTGAATTTGTATGGATGGAAAGACCAAAAAAGAATAACCCTAGTTCTAATGAAGTAATACCTGTAAATGTTAAAACATCATCAATGACATTTAAAACATCTGTAAATGATAGGTTGATTGAATATACTATGAACTTTGAAGAAGCATACGATTACATAAATAATATTAGATAAATGCAGAAACTACAATTATACATTGAAGGTCAAAGGGTAGATTTGTTTAAAGATGAAAATGTTTCTTTTACTCAAACTTTACAGAATGTAAAAGACATAGGTAAGATATTTACAGAATTTACAAAGACGTTTGCTGTTCCTGCATCTAGGGTAAACAACAAGATATTCAAACATTTTTATAATTTTGATGTATCTGATGCAGATAGTACTTTTGCATATGATGCAAGAAATAAACAACCGGCAACATTAGAATTAAATGATTTACCTTTTAAAGAAGGTGCTATAAAATTGAATGGTGTTAAATTAAAAAACAATGTAGCACATACATACAACATTACATTCTTTGGTAATACTGTAAACTTAAAAGATATTCTAGCACAAAGTCAATTATCATCATTATCAGGGTTGGCACAATATAATCAAATTTATAGTTATACAAATGTAACTGCAGCAATGCAGGCAAATCAAGGTAATTCTAATATAATTGTTCCGTTGATTACTCATACAAATAGGTTAATTTATAATTCAGGTAGTAGGGAAGTGTTCCCTCCTAACCCTGATTTAAAAATAAGGAATTTATACCATACGGCTGAAGAAAATAACAAAAATGGTGTTGAATGGAATCAATTTAAATATGCTATCAGAGCAGGTGCAATTATTGACGCTATACAATCAGAAGTTTTTGTAGGAGGTCAAAGAATAACATTTTCAAATGACTTTTTTAATATAGAAGGTAATGACTTTTCAAACCTTTTTTTATGGCTTCATAGAAAAAAGGGTTCAGTAGATGCACCATCTCAGGTTTTACAAAACTTTACACAGGTTACAGAATTAGGAACTACTGTTTGTGTACCATCTTCAAACTGCCAACCTTTAACATCTAATGTTTCAAATGGTATTTTAGCTTTAACAGCACAATCACCTTATAGTATATCTTTTTTAAATTTAAATGTAACACCTCCAAATAATACAGACGCTTATACAATTAGGGTTATAAGAGATGGTTCACAAATAGTTAGTGAAGTTACAGGAACAGGAGTAAAACAATTAATTATAGTTCCTTTTAATGACAGCACCTATAGTGTACAAATTGCATCTTCTACAAATATGCTTTTTGCTATTGGAAATATACAATGGACAGTATCTTGGACAACAGGAACAATTGGAGGTTTTGGAACAAATGGACAAATGATTTATTCTAATGCAGCAGCGTTTCAAACAAATGCTTTTATTGCTTTTAATATCAATGAGCAAATGCCAAAAATGTCTATTATTGACTTTCTTACAGGACTTTTTAAGATGTTCAATTTAACAGCTTTTGTAAATAATTTAGGGGTTATTGTTGTTAGAACTTTAGATAGTTACTATGAAGCAGGTACACAAGTTCCTATAAATATTGACGAATACCTAGATACAACAACCTCAACTGTGAATGTTGCTTTACCTTTTAAAAGTGTAAACTTTCAATATAAAGGATTGGGAACACTATTGGCTAAACAATTTGAGCAAATCAATAATATCGGATGGGGTTCATTATCTTTTACATTGGATGGTAATATTTACGATTCACCTGTAAAACCTTATAAAATAGAATTACCTTTTGAGCATATGCAATATGAAAGGCTTTATGATGTACAGGGTGGTTCGTCTACAGATGTTCAGTATGGTTTTTTTGTGGATGATAATCTAGAACCTTATTTTGGAATGCCTTTATTATTTTATTCAATACGACAAGTAAATGGTACATCTATTAGAATCAGAGATACAGAATCTACAGCTGTTTCTGACATTAATGATTATTTTATTCCATCAAATGCAGCAGCTTTAGAATCTAGCACAAGCAAAGTGAATATTCATTTTGGTAATGAAGTAAACGAATACCAAGCTAATGAGGTAGGTGACCCATTAACATTTACAGATACTTTATTTGAAAAGAATTATAAAACATACATTCAAAATGTATTTAATGTCAGTAGAAGGATAACAAAAGTTACTGCATACTTACCTATGAAGGTTTATTATAATTTACAATTAAATGATTTAATACAACTAGGTCAAAACAATTATAAAATAAATTCCTTAACTACTAATTTAACAACAGGCAAAACAGAATTCGAATTATTAAATGATGTTAAACAAGCTAACTTAATTGTTTCAGTTCCTACAACACCAACAAATTTAGTTGCTTCTAATATTTCATCTTCAGGCTTTACAATCACGTGGGACGCTTCTACATCACCTAACGGAACTACTATGAGTTATTATGTTGTTTTCTTAAGTGTTGCAACTGCAGGGGGTGCTTTGGCTTTTCCATTAGCATCTAGTTATTCAGATGTTATCACAGGTTTAAATCCACAAACAAGTTATCCTGTCACAGTTATAGCATATGACATAAATGGTAATCAATCCCTAGCATCTAACATTTTATTAGTATCAACAACATAAAAATATGATAAAAAATATAATTGATTTACTGCAAATAGTAAAAGGAGAAACCGAGAATATAAGAATTGCACAGGGTGAATACAAATTAGCTGAAAATCTTTCTGAAGGCATTAAGCAAACAAAAACTAAAATAAGATGGCGAAAAAAATAGAAATTGAATTTGAGTTAAAATACAAAGAAGCAGTAAAAAACTTAGATGAATTTCAAAAGGAATTTTCTAACCTAGAGAAAGATGTACAATCTGCAAATGAAAAAACTGCTGATGCTTTAAAGAAAGTAGAAAAGTCTGCTGAAGATGGTGCTAAAGGAGTTAAGAAAGTTGGTGTTTCAATTAGAAATATAGCAAAGGCAACAGGTGTTATATTCTTACTACAAAAAGCATTTGAATTTGTTTCTTCTGCCATACAAGAAAATCAGCAAGTGATGGATGGTTTAAACACCATTTTTACAACTGCACAAATTATATTTAATCAGGTTGCTAATGTGTTTGTAGATGTTTATAGAAATGTATCATCAGCAACAGAAAATTTTGATGCACTAGGTAAAGTCGTTAGTGGAATTGTTACAATAGCATTAACTAATTTAAAATTAATTTTCAACGGAATAAAGTTAGCAGTACAAGGGGCTATGTTAGCTTGGGAGAAATCATTTTTTGGTGATGGTGACCCTAAAACAATAAAAGAATTAAATCTTGCAATAACAGAAACAAAAACAAATATTTTAAATATTGGCAAGGCTGCAATAAATGCAGGAAAAGATATTGTAAATAATTTTGGAGAAGCAGTTTCAGAAGTTGGAGAAATAGGTACAAAAGTTGTAGAGGGTTTAAAAGATATAAGTATAGAGGCAGCAATAGAAACAGCTAAAACAAACCAAGCATTAGCGAAATCAGCGCAAATAGCAGCAGCAGAATCTAGAATATTATTAGAACAATATGATAGACAAGCAGAAATACAAAGGCAGATTAGAGATGATGAAACAAAAAGTATTGAGGAAAGGAAAAAAGCAAATGATGAACTAGCTGTTATTCTCAACAAGCAAGAAATAGAAATGACTAAGAATGCTAATTTAGTCAAAGCATCAGCACAAGCACAGCTTGATTTAACAGGTAAAACTGAAGATTATGTTGCAGTATTAGATGCAGAGGCAGAGGTTCAAGCAGTAGCAGCAACTGTGACAGGGTTTAGGTCTGAGCAACAAATAAATAAAAATGCTTTAGATAAAGAAGGTATAGAAATAACAAATGCAAAATTAGAAAGTGAATCATTGCTTTCAATAGAGCAAAAAAGATTTAATGCTGAACAGATAGAAGATGAATTATTACGATTAGAAGCATTGCAAGAAATTGATGTTTTAGAAGCAGAACAAGAATCTGTAAGGTTGCAAGCTATTGTAGACAATGCAAATGCAGGAACAAAGGCAAAGATAGATGCTCAGTTAATATTAGACCAATTCAACGAACAATCTAGACAAACTAACTTAACTAGAGATAAAGAAATAGCAGATGCAAAAAAGAAAATTCAAGAAAAGGCATTCCAAGATGCTATTACAATAGCAGGAGCAGAATCTAAATTAGGAAAAGCCATTTTTATTGCAAAGCAATTACTACAAGCAAAGGAAATGATAATGGAAATGAAAGGGACTTTGTTTTCTGCAAGGCAATCTGCTACTAAAACAGTTATAAAAGCATCTGAAGCAAGTGTTGATGTTACAGCAGGTGGTGCTAAGGCAGCATCAGCAGCACCATTTCCTGCAAACATTCCTTTAATATTAGGATATGCAGCACAAGCAGTTGGTATTGTTTCAGCGATACGTGGCGCTATGAAGGCATCTAAAGCAGCTACATCTCAATTAGGTGTTTCATCACCTAGTCCAAAGATTGCACCACCAACAACTACAGCAGGAAGCATTCCTCCTGCATTTAACATTGTGGGTGCAAGTGGAACAAATCAATTAGCAGATGCAATAGGTGGGCAATCTCAACAACCTATTCAGGCATTTGTAGTTTCTAGTCAAGTTACAACATCACAAGAATTAGACAGAAACATAATTGACGAAGCATCAATTGGAGGGTAAAAAGCAAAATTAGAATTTAAATACGTTATAAATATATGAGAATTGTAGAATTAATATTAGACGAAGAACAAGAGGAAAGTGGAATCGAAGCCATTTCAATTGTAGAATCACCTGCCATCGAATCTGACTTTGTAGCTTTAAAAACTGAAGAAATAAAGTTAGCTGAAATAGATAAAGAAAAAAGAATATTATTAGGTGCTTTACTTATTCCTAATAAACCAATTTACAGAAAAGGTGATGAGGGTGAATATTACATTTTCTTTTCAAAAGATACTATTGCAAAAGCATCACAGTTGTATTTAAGAAATGGCTATCAAAACAATTCGACTTTAGAACACAATGAAAATTTAAAAGGTTTGACATTGGTTGAATCTTGGCTAGTAGAAGATGAGGTACAGGACAAGTCAAGAAAGTATGGTTTAAATGTACCTGTAGGGACTTGGATGGGTGCAGTAAAAGTAAATAATGATGAAATTTGGAATGAATATGTTAAGACAAATAAAGTTAAGGGTTTTTCTATTGAGGGTTATTTTGCAGATAAAATGGAATCTCCTAAAGAAGCAGTTAAAGAAGATATGTCAAGTGAAATTGATAAAAAGACCTTATTAAAAATAAAAGAAATTTTGACATCTAATTAATGGCAAGAAATACAAGAAACCAAAAAACATTCATACCATCTAGGACAAGTCCTACAGGGGGTTCACGTGCTTGTTTATGTTGGGACACTAGCAAGTATTCAATTGAATGCTGTGATGGTTCTATGCAGGCTCAGGGCATAGGTGTGATAACAAGAACAGAATGAAAAAGCAAATATTTAATTTAAATCCGTTATACTAATAATATGAAATCAACCGAAATGTTAAATCAAATTAAGACGCTTCTAAATATAGAGGTGAAACTTGAAGAAACCAAGTTAGAAAATGGGACAGTCGTAAGTGCTGAGTCATTTGAAAAAGGAAAAGAAATCTTTATCGTAACTGACGATGAGAAGGTAGCGATGCCTGTAGGCGAATATCTTTTAGAGGATGGGCGTTTAGTTGTTGTAGAAGAAGAAGGTACAATTGCTGACATTAGAGAAGTATCTGACGAAGTTCCTGCAAAGGAAACTGAAGAAGGTGAAGAAATTACTGAAGATTTAGCTGACGAAGGAAACTACGTTACTAAAGACGATTATCGTCAAATGGAAGTAAAAATCCAAAACCTAGAAGATGCTATTGCAGATTTGAAAGATGATAAAAAGGATAGAATGGAAGATGTTAAAGAAGAAGTAGAAGAAGAAGAAATGTCAAAAGAAAGCCAAGCACCTTTAAAATCTAGAACAGTAAAAGAAGAATTTTCTGAAGCATCGGCAAAGCCAATAAAACACAATCCTGAATCAGTAAGTAAGAAAAAAAACAGACAAGAATTTGCAAAAGGTAAAATGGGTTCAACAGCTATGGAAAGAGTTTTAGCAAGATTAAATAAATAAATAAATTAAATAAAAAAAAATGGGAACTTTTAATTACACATCAAACGATGTAGAGTACAATCAAGTAGGGCAGTCCTACTACACAGCAACAGGAGATATTTCACAAGGAGATATTGGAAATGACCATAACGTGGCAACAGATGCCTTGACTATTGGTATTCCTTTAATTACAACAGGAAATATTGGTATGTCTATCTTTTTTAGAAATACAGGAGCAGATGGAAACAATACTGTAACAATTTCACCTAAAGACTCAAACAAAATTATCGGAGGAATGACACAAGCTGCAGCAGTTTTTCATTCTTCAGGTGTATTAGGTAAAGACTTAATTAATACAAAAGCAACATCTAAATTAGGAGATTGGGTAGAATTAAGAGCAGTAAGTTTAACTGAATACTACATCGTAGGAGGTCAGGGAATTTGGGCATCAGAATCATAATATTAATAAATTAAAAATATAAAAATGAGTAATTTAAAAAATGTTGCATTAGCGACAGACACTAACATAACTACCTCATATTCAGGTGAGTTCGCAGGTGAGTACATAGCAGCAGCTTTACTTTCAGCGAGTACAATTGACGATGGAGGATTAACAGTAAAGGCAAACATTGCTTTTAAAGAAGTAATCAAAAAATTAGCTACAGGAAATTTAGTTTCTCCTGCAAGTTGTGATTTTGCACCAAACAGTTCTGTAACATTAACTGAGAGAATTATCCAACCTGTTGAATTACAAGTTAACTTACAATTGTGTAAGTATGATTTCGTAAACGATTGGGAAAGCCAAAGTATGGGATATGGTTTAGGTCAAACTTTACCTCCTAAATTTTCAGATTTTATGATTGCACACGTTGCATCTGAAGTAGCACAAAATACAGAATTTTGTATTTGGAGAGGTGATACAACTGCAGCATCAAACAATTCATTTGATGGATTTGAAAAACTAATTGCAGCAGCAGTAGCATCAGGTGATGTACCTGCAGCACAAGCGATTGGTGGAGGTGTTGCTTTAACAGCAGCTAACATCGTACAAAAATTATCCGATACAGTAGAAGCAATTCCTGCAGCATTGTATGGTAAAGAAGATTTATTCTTGTACATCGGAAGTAAAGCAGCAAAACTTTACGTGCAAGCATTAGGTGGTTTTGGAGCATCAGGACTTGGAGCGAATGGTGTTGCTAATATGGGGACGCAATGGTGGAATAATGGTTCACTTACTGTAAATGGTGTGAAGATATTTGTTTGTCCGGGAATGTCTGACAATAAAATGTTTGTTGCACAACGTTCAAACTTGTATTTCGGAACAGGTCTTTTAAATTCTACACAAGAGGTGAAGGTTTTAGATATGACAGATTTGGATGCAAGTAACAATGTGAGAATGGTAATGAGATTCACAAGTGCTGTTCAATTTGGCGTAGCATCTGACCTAGTTTCTTATACTTAAAA